GCGAAATGCCAAAAGCTGCTCTTGACGCTCTTAAAAAATCACAAGAGAAAAAAGAAGACAGCCACGAAGACGAAAAGAAAAAAGAAATGAAAGAAGAATCTGAAGAAGATTCTATTGACGTTTCTGCAGACGTTGAAGCTTTAACAAAAGATGAAAACTTATCTGAAGATTTCAAATCAAAAGCGGCAACTATTTTCGAAGCAGCAGTTAAATCAAAAGTAACTGAAGCTAAGAAAAAAATTCACGCTTCTTATGAGGAGAAATTAAAAGAAGAAGTTGAAACCTCAAAAGCCGAGTTAGTTGAAAAAGTTGATTCATACTTAAACTACGTAGTTGAAGAATGGATGGCTGAGAACAAACTAGCTGTTGAAAGAGGAATCAAAGGAGAATTTGCTGAAGACTTCATTAATGGTCTTAAAAAATTATTTGAAGATCATTACATTGATGTTCCAGATGAAAAATATAATGTGCTCGAAGATCAAGCTTCTAAAATTGAAGACCTTGAGAAGAAACTTAACGAACAAATCGAAAAGAATGTTGAACTTAACAAGCATAACGGTGAATTAAAAAGACAAGACATCATTGATGAGGCGTCTAAAGATTTAACTGATACTGCTAAAGAAAAATTCAGCAAACTTGTTGAAGAAGTTGAGTATTCAAATGAGAGCGACTTCAAAGCTAAAGTAGATACTATAAAAGAATCTTACTTTGGTAAGAAGACTGAATCTTCAAATGATGTAGATGATGTAGCGGTAGGCGGTGGATTGACTGAACAAGTTGATTTATCGAATGCTATGGCTGCTTATACCGCCGCTATAAGTAAAACAAAAGACATTAAATTGTCTATAAAATAATATAGAGGAGAGAACGATAATGTACTTATCTGAAACTTACGAAAAAAAATGGCAGCCAGTCCTAGAGCATCCTGATTTACCAAAAATTAGTGATTCTTACAGACGTGCCGTTACTGCTACGATCTTGGAAAACCAAGAGAGAGCACAAAAAGAAGATGCTGCTTTTATGGCGGAATCTGCTCCTACTAACGCAACTGGTTCATCAGTAGCGAATTGGGATCCAATCCTAATTTCATTAGTAAGAAGAGCGATGCCAAACTTAATCGCATACGACATTGCAGGTGTTCAGCCTATGACTGGCCCTACAGGTCTTATCTTCGCAATGAGAAGTAGATACACTTCACAAACAGGTGGTGAGGCTTTATTCAATGAAGCTGACACTGACTTCACAAGCAGAAACGCTGCTGGTGACTCAACACTTCCAGGTGTTGGTGGTGAAGGTTCTTCGGCTCAATCAGGAACTAACCCATCTGTACTAAACGACTCACCAGTCGGAACATACACAACTGGTACAGGTATGGCAACTGCTAGTGCAGAAGCATTAGGTGATTCAACTAATAACTCTTTCGCTGAAATGGCATTCTCAATTGAGAAATCAACTGTTACTGCTAGATCAAGAGCGTTAAAGGCTGAATACACTATGGAATTAGCTCAAGACCTTAAAGCTATCCACGGTTTAGACGCTGAGACAGAACTTGCAAACATTCTATCTGCTGAAATCCTTGCGGAAATCAACAGAGAAGTTGTAAGAACTATCTACACAGTCGCTGAAAAAGGTGCATCTGCTAACACAGGAACAGTAAACACTACAACTGAAGGTATCTTCGATTTAGACACAGACTCTAATGGTAGATGGTCAGTTGAAAGATTTAAAGGTTTAATGTTCCAAGTAGAAAGAGAAGCAAACGCAATTGCGCAAAGAACTCGTAGAGGTAAAGGAAATATCCTTATCACTTCTTCTGATGTTGCTTCTGCTCTACAAATGGCAGGCGTGTTGGATTACGCTCCAGCATTAAACAACAATCTTAGCGTTGATGACACAGGCAACACATTTGCTGGTGTATTAAACGGAAGATTTAGAGTGTATATTGATCCATATTCTGCGAACAATACTGCAAGTCAGTATTTCGTAGTAGGATACAAAGGTACTTCACCATACGATGCAGGTATCTTCTACTGTCCTTACGTACCATTACAAATGGTTAGAGCAGTTGGACAAGACACTTTCCAACCAATAATTGGATTCAAAACTAGATACGGTCTAGTAGCGAACCCATTTGCTGGTGCTGGTGCGTCTGACGCTATTACTGCTAACGGTTTAACAACTGCTAATGCAAAC